CGGTTGATGTCCACGTCGATGCTGGTGGTCTTCTCCCAGGTCACGATGGACGCGCTGATGTCGGTCGCGTTGACGATCTCCGTCACGGTCACGGAGTCGATCTCGAAGGTGTTCGACGCGGCGGCCGTGTTCCGGAAGATGGCGGACACGGACGTCCGGTCCGCGGTCGGGGTCCAGTCCGCCAGGTACGCGGCCCACGACGCGGTCAGCGTCTCCCCCTCGTTGTTGAAGTCGCTGGCGCCCTGGTCTCCGAGCCCGCCGATGATGCTGGTCGACCCCGAGATGGTGCGGGCCTGGTAGTCCAGCCGGTAGGTGTGACCCTTCTTGAACGTCCCGGTGATGGCGAAGTCGGCGCCGCCGTACAGGCTCGTGCCGGAGACGATGCGCGCGTTGCCCGCTCCCTCGTAGGGGCTGGCCGTGACGCGCGTGATGCTCGCGCCGGTGCCGGTGGCCGCCCATCCGGTCGCGTTCACGTTGAACGTGCCGTTGGTGACGAAGCCCTCGGCCATCTTCTCGCGTGTCCAGACGCTGATGGTCCCATCGTGCTGGAGCGCCATCATGGCGTTGGACAGCTTCGCGGCCTCGTTCACCAGCCCAAGCAGGTCGCCGCCGCTGTAGGCGTAGGTGTACAGGCTCGTCAGCCCCTCCGAGCTGCTGTCCACGACGTCGATGGTGACGCCCGCCGTGCTGGCAAGCGATTCCGTCAGGGTGTGGAGCTTCGACCCGTCGGCCACGGTGTAGCTGCGGAGCTGGGCGTTGCCCAACGCCCCGATGAGGTCCGTCGCGGTCACGCTCGACCAGTAGTCCCCATTGACGTCGCGCGTCTCGACGTAGCTGTCGAGGCGCCCCGTCCACATCGCGGTGCCGCCCGCGGAGATGACGACGGCATCGGCGGGGGACACGGACAGCTGGCCCTTGAACGAGAGGCTGGCGGTGTTCGGCGCGAGGTCCGCGAGGAAGTCGGAGATGCCGAGGTTCCACGTCGCGCTGAGGAGCTGCGACGTGACGGTGACCCCGTCGATGGTGACGCCGATCGTGGGCAGCGCCATCAGACGGGGACCCGGTGCGATGAGACCGAGGACGGCGAGGACCGCCGCCAGGAAGGTGGCAAGCATGAGACCTCCAGACTGCTCATGCGGCGCGCCAGACACGGCCAGAGCGCCGCTCGTACTGGGTGATGGCGCGGACCATCTGGCGGCCGGCCTCCACGAGGTCGCCGCCGGGAGCGACGTTCACGGTGATGTTGTACGTGGCGCCCATGCCGCCGCCCCCGCGGCCGAGCGGCACCACGGCCTCCGGGCCAGCCTCACCGATCATCGCCAGGGTGGGGCGGTTGACGATGCCGCCCTTGGCGAGCAGCGGGATATCCGGCCACATCTGCACCGACCCGGCACCAACGCCGACGAAGGCGTTGCCGAACACGGTGTTGACCTCGAAGCCCTGCCGCTCCCACGAGAACGAGTTGATGGAGTTGAGCGCACCGATGATGCTGTTGACGACGCCCTTGACCGCCGTCCACAGGCTGTTGAAGCCCGAGGCGATGCCGTCGTAGATGGACTGCCCGATGTTCCCGGCGAGCTTCCCGACCGACTCCACGATCGCGCCGAGGAACTTGAGGAAGTTGCCGATGACGCCCACCACGCCGTCGTACATCGACTGCACGACTCCGGTGATGGCGTTCCACGCCCCGGTGAAGTCGCCGTTGAGCAGGGCGATGACCGCGTCCAGCGTCTGGGTGACGATGGAGAACGTCGTGCCGACCACGATGGCGAAGTTGTCGAGGACCGGCGCGACGAAGTCCATGAACGCCTGGATGGACGGCTGGAGCCTGTTCCACACCTCGACGACCTTGCCGACGAACGTCCCGACGCCATCGGCGGCTGCCTGGAGCGTCGGCTGCCACTGCGCCCACAGGTTCCCGATGACCGGCATCAGCTCGGAGATGGCGGGCAGGATGACGGTGTCGATGGCGGTGTTGATCGCCGCTCCGGCCGACTGGAAGACGTCGTCGATGCTTGCCGCCACGACCGCGTACTTGCCCTGCGTCGTGGTCGCCCACGTCTCGGCGGCGGTCGCGTTGTCACCCAGTGCTGCGGTGACCGCGGCCATGCCTACGACGCCCGAGACGCCGAACTCGGCCAGCGTCCGGGAGGCGCCCTTGTAGATGGCCTGCACCTTGCCGGTCGCTTCCTCGAGCGAGATGCCCTTCAACCGGCTGAGGTCCATCGCGGCGGCAAGGAGCGCCTGCGCTTCGGTGACGCTCTGCGTCTGCTCGGCGAACGCCTGCAACGATCGGACGACCTGGTCGTCGTCAAGGAAGCCCAGCGACGTCCCGAGCCGTGCCGCCTCATCGGCGAACGCCTTGACCTCGCCCGCGGCCACGCCCAGCGGCTCCAGCGTGGCGCCCAGCCCGGCGACCGCGTCGTCGAACTTGCGGGCGTCCTCCATGCCCCCGGTGAGCGCGTCGCCCAGCTTCTCCACAGCGACCAGCGCCGCGGTGATGGCGATGGGGCCGACGAACGACGACAGCGTCTTGAACGCAGCGCCGACCTTGGACGTCTGGGCCTCGACCTGGCCCATCTTCGAGTTGATGTCACCGACGTCGGTGACGAGCTTGAGCGCGAGGATGCGGTCGATGCTCACGTCGCGGCCTCGTCGATGGCGGCGAGGATGGCGTCGCCGTACTGCTGCTCGATGAAGTCGCGGTCACCCCGGACAGTTGGGAAGAGGAAGTACCCCGCCCCGGTCCCGCTGCCGCGCCACGGCCGGAACTGCCGCGTCGTCGGTCGCGCGCCGCCGCCGAACTCGGCGCCCCAGATGAGGTCCCCGACCGTCTGGCGCGCGCCCTTCCGGTCTCCGGGAAGCCGCGCAGACGATCCCATCCTCACGACCGGCACGCGGTCACGGGACGCCCGGATGGACCCCGCGACCAGCCCGGCCGCTCCGCCCGTCGAGCGTGCGGCGCTCGACGCATCGCCCGCGACCTTCCCGGCGATGACCTGGGAGGCGTCCCGCAGCTTGGAGCTGGCGGCCTTCGGCAGCGACCGCAACGCACGGTTCAGGCCTTCGACGTTGTAGAACGTCATCGTCTTCGCCACGTCATCTCCTCCCGCGGCTCCTGGCCTTGGCTTCCGCGCGCTTCCGCGCAAGGTCCTCGTCCTGCAACTGGTCGAGCGCCGCCCGGAACTCGTAGCCGCTCATCGCCTTGACCTCGTGGACGGTCCATCCGAGCGCGCGGGCCAGTCGCATCAGGCTCCGGGCGCGCTCGGCGGCGTAGGGTTTCCCTCGGCCTCGTCGAGCGCCACGAGGTCCACCAGCTGCCGCAGCGTCATCGCGCTGAACGTCTCGACGGGCTCGCCCTTGACCTCGTGGAGGATCAACGGGAACAGCTCGCCCTTGGGCGCCTGCCGCCACTGGTCGACGGGGTAGCCGATGGCGCGCTCGATGCGCGCTGTCTGCTCGCCGGTGAGGTCGAGCATGTTGACCTTCGCCACGGGATGCCTCCAGACAAGGCGATGCCCCCCGGCGTCTGGGACCGGGGGGCATCATGGGGGTGGGGGTTACAGGGTGGTGGACGTGACCGTGCCGGTCGCGAGGATCTCCGCGGACCACGTCACCTTGTCGGCCACGGGGGACGACTCGCTGTAGTTGGTCACGAGGGCGCTGAAGCTGTTGGACCGCTGGCCGGTGGCCGAGCCGCCGGGGAAGTACTTCCACGTCCACGCGGTGCCGTTGGCGATGGCGGTCTCCATGAGCGCCGCCGGGCCGGTGGACGCCGTGCCGTCGTAGCTGCCCGAGATGGACAGCGTGGTGCCGATGAGGCCGGCGATGTACGTCTTCCAGTTGAGGCCGAAGACGGTCGTCTCGGCGGTGTCGACGTCGGTGGACTTGTCCGCCTGGTCGAGGTAGCCGGACAGGTTGTTGGTGCCGATCCAGACCTCGGCGCTCTTGCCGTGACGGGGCATTCCGGGGACTCCTTCCTAGCGGTTGCGCGCGTAGCTGAGATGGAACGTGATGGTGTCGCTGGCACTGCCGCCCGTTCGCGTGGCGACGTACCGGACATAGCGCCCGAGCGAGGTGGTGTTGGCCGCGGAGGAAAGGCGCTGCGACGTCGCCCCGGTGGCCGCGGTGAACGCACCTCCGGTCACGTCCGACCACGACGACCCGTTCGGGCTGTCCTGCAGTTTCACCACCCAGCTACCCGCGGAGACGCCCGTGACGTGGAGGTGCGAGGTCCACCCACTGGTCGTCGCCGCGGTGTCGTCCTTCGTCGCCCCGGTCGTGGTGTTGGTATCGGTCCCCAGCGGGTGCAGCACCTGGCCGAAGCCGGTCGTGCTCTCCGACTGGACGTCCCACGAGAACTTGACGACGTCGCCCACGGGGGACGACTCGCTGTAGTTGGCCGTGGTCTTCAGGATCAGCCGTGAACGACCGCCGACCGCCGTTCCACCATCCGGGCAGTAGGTCACGACATTGGAGTCGGTACCCAGCCCGGCCTCGATGACGGTGCCCGCGGCGGCGTCGTAGATGCCCTGGAAGCCGGTCGTGCTGTCCAGCAGGCCGGGGGTGAACTCCTTCCAGCCCTTGCCGTAGGTGGTCACGTCGTGCGTATCGACGCTGACCTCGAAGTCGGTCTGTTGGAGATGGCCCGACATCACCGTCGACCCCAGGTAGACGGCCGTGTTCTTTCCGTGCAGTGCGGGCATCCCGGCCTCCTAGCTGAGAACGTCGACGGTGAGCTTGAGCACGACCATGGGGTTGCCCCCGACCGGGTCGAAGCGGTCGATGGAGTAGCCGGTCACGCGGGCGGACGACCAGTACGACGAGGCGTAGCCCTCGATGGCGGTCACGACCCGGCCGCTGTCGTCCAGCCACGACGAGATGAGCGCCCGGGTGCCGACGTCCTGCGGCAGCCCCCCGACAAGGAACACGGGCACCGACACGCGGTCCAGCCCCCGGCGGAACGTGGCCGTCAGCGGCTGTTCGCCCTCCGGGTAGCCCACGACGGCATCGCCCGATACCAGCGACTCCACGGGGTACCCGTGGGCCGTGCCGGTGATGGCGGTATCGACCGCCGTGGCGAGGTCAGCCATGACGGACGCGAGGTTCAGCGCGGCCATGTCAGGCGGCCACCGGGCGGCGGCTGAACGGGTCCCGGAGGATGCGGCGCATCGCGGGGCTGTCGCCGGTCAGGAAGATGGGGGAGCCGAACGCCGTGACGCCGATCTGCGCGGGCCCACCGCCGATGGTCTGGCGGAACCGCTCGGCGGTCTCCGCGAGGCACGCGCGCTTCACGGAGTCGGGGATGGCCGGGAACCCCAGTCGGCCGACGATCTTGACGGCCTTCCGGCCCACCGGGAAGACGGGCGTCGTCGACCAGCGGGAGAGCTCCACGTCCTCCCAGGGCCAGTCGGTGCCCGCGACGCCGGTTCCGGGCGGTCCCGGCTCCAGCCACCAGGTGGTATCGCCCGCGGTCAGCTCGACGTAGGGCGAGTTCTCGTCGGCGCGGACATACAGGTTGGTGATGGACACGAAGTCCAGCGCCCGGCCGTCCGTCGTCCGCGCGTCCTCGGACGCCTCCGACAGGCAGTCCTCCCATTCCTCGATGTCGACGTAGAAGGTCTCGTCGACGGTGGGCACCGCGAACGACCGCATGCACGCGGCGTCGATGTCGCGGGACGTGTCCGCGAGCATGGTCAGCAGCAGTTCGTACCGGCTGGTATCGGCGCCCAGCGCCAACATCGGCAGCAGGTCGTCCAGTTCGCCGTAGGCCGCGGGGACGTGCGTGACCGTGGCGTTGATGAGGTGCGTCGCCGCCGTGGTGCCCTGTGCGCCACGGGTGACCGTCCACGTCGTCTCTCCGACGCCACCGACGCTGACCGTCAGCACCTCGGCGTCGATGAGGACGTCGAACGGGACGGTATCGTCCGGGAAGCCGACCGGATCGGTGACGGTGATGGACGATTGCCCGACCGTCGTGATGGCGGCGGCAAGGCTCGTCTGCTGGGCCATGTCAGCGCACCTCCTCGGGGCCGGTCAGGGCCGCGGTCTCCATGTCACCAGGCGTTGTCGCGGAGCCGCCGGATGTCGAGCGTCCAGTCCGCCACGGAGCCACCGCGGTCGAACGGCGTCGTGAACCTCTCGCCGCCGCGGGGCGGTCCTCCCCACTTGGCGACGTAGTAGGCGCGGTTGGATGGGTGCGTCCGGGTGGCGTTGAGGAAGGCATACCGGGCGTCGCTCTTGATGGATGCGGAGCCCTCATGCGTCGTTCCTCCCGTGATGAAGTGGTGGGGGACGCCGGCGAGGTCGCAGCGGCGCTCGTAGTCGCAGTCGTCGTCATAGGCCGGGAAGAGGTTCCCGTCCCACAGGCCCACCCTCTCCACGGCCTCCCGCGACAGGCCGAAGACGCGCCAGTCGTTGATGCCGACCCAGCGCGGTCCGCCCTGTGCCATCTCCTCGGCCAGCCGTGCCAGGTCGCCCTTGCCGAACTCCACGTCGGCGTTGGCGATGCACCACCACGCGGCGCCCGGCTCCCCGCAGATGGCGTGGTTGACGCTGCCGCCGAAGCCGAGATTGGCCGCGGGGACGATGACCTCGAGCAGGTCCGACAGGTGCGGCGGGCAGTCGAAGTCCAGCCCGTCCCGGCTGTTGTCGATGACGATCAAGCGGTCGGGCTCGACGTCGATGGACGCCAGCGCCCGCGAGAGCAGGTCCCCGCGGTTGATGGTCGGGAAGGCGAGCAGGGGGATGGTCACCCCACGTACTCGGCCAGCTGGTCCGCGATCGGCGGCATCCAGAGGGTCGGCCGCTGCACCCGGTCCGGGCCCTGTGTCGGGCGGGGGGCAAGGTCGGTCTTCCAGCCGAAGACGCGGCAGGCGTCCGCGGCCAGCTGGTAGATGCTGGTCGGCGGGGAGCCGGGGACGACGAGCCCAGACAGGTCGCCATCCATGACCCGCTCCGCCACGCCTGCCCACGCCAGCGCGGTGATGCCGTTCCAGTGCAGCGCGGTATCGGCGTCGAAGCGCGAGGACTTGCGTATCTGCGCAAGCAGCCCGCCGGCCGGGTCGACGATGCCGCAGCGGATGACGGTGCCGTCACGCTGCAGCACCTCGGCATCGGCCAGCGCCTTCGCCTGCGCGTACTCCGTGAGCTCGCCGGCAGCGTCGGTGCTCGGCTGGATGACGCGGGCCCGGAACCTGCGCGACAACTCGACCGGAAGGTGATGCCACTCCGGGACGCCGCCGCTGATGCAGTTGATGATCCAGTCGGGCCGGGCCACGTCGATGGCGTCCAGCAGCCCGTCAGGCCACCGGTGGGCGAAGGTGATGACGTGGAAGCGCCGGGGGAGGACCGACACCAGCCGGGAGCCGAGCATCCCCCGGTGGCCGAGGACGGCGACCCTGGTCACCGGGCGTCGCGCTGAGCCGCCCTCTTCGCGCGTAGCGCCTCTCTCAGTTCGGCCATCGTGGGGAGGCCGAAGCCTGCGAGCATCCGATTGGCTTCGCGGTCCGGGTGCGCTGCCGCCACGAGTTCCGCCGGGGCGCTGGGGAACTCCGCCGACATCTCGAGCGACTTCCTGACGAGCGACCCGAGGACCGCGTTATCGGCCTCTGCCGCGGTCAGCGCCGTATCGAACGGCCATGATGTCGAGGACTGGAACTCCCCGTACCGGATGACGATGTCGATGGTCAGACCGTCGGTCCCAGACATGACCGTTACCACCTTTCCCTGATGACCATGAACGCCTCGGCGAAGCGGAAGCCCGAGGCGGCGCCCCAGGTCATCGCCTGCGCC